ATGACCACCGTCCCGCCCCGCGACCCGATGAGAACGTTCCTGACCCGACTGTCCCTCGCCGCCGGTATCGCCTTCACCGCTCACGCCGAGTTCGACCTCGCCCGCTCCCTGGGTGCGGACCCCGTCATCGCGGTCATGCTGCCGGTATCCATCGACGCCTACGTGGTCGCCGCCCTGCGCTGGTTCAAGGCGCTGGACGTCACCCTGTCGCTCGCCCTCATGGGTGCCGCGCAGGTGGCAGCCCACCTCCTGGACGCCCGCGTGATGGCCGTGAACATCCCGATGGTGGTGGTCGTCTCGCTGCTCGTGCCGGTGGCGCTGTGGCGTACCCACGCCCTCGCCCGGAACGAGGGCGAGGTGACCACTCCCGCCATGCCGTACGCCCCCGCGAAGGTGGTCACCTCGGTTCCTGCCGTACCGGATCCGATGCCCTGCGCGTGGGACGACTTCACGACCGTCAAGGTCCCCACGGATACCGGCATGGCGACCAACGCCGTGCCCGCCGAGAACCCCCGGCAGCTGGTCACTCAGGTGGTCACCCTCACCCCGGCTGACCTGCGGCGAGAGGCGTCCAAGCTGAACCGGAAGGTGGTAGCCGATACCGGCAAGCCGGTGACCATCGAGAACATCCGCGAGGAGCTGGGCCTGTCGCGACGCGCGGCGGCATCGTTGTGGCGCGAGGTTACGGGAGGGAAGCGGTCATGAGCACCTTCGAACAGACCCTCGCGCAGTACCAGGTCCAGCCCATCGGCATGACCGCCGACGGCCAGGTCATCTACCCGTGGCCGGTGGCGCCCGCACCGGTAGCGCAGGCGCCGCTGAAGGCGCATCCCGTCGGGACCTATGTCGCCGGTGGATGCCTCGCTCTGGCCGCTCTGGTCATCGTCGCCATCGTGGTCGTCACCATCATGATCGGCCTTGCCATCGCCTCGGCGGTGCTCGCCATCGTCGTCGTCTCGCTCGTCATCTGCCTGATGGTCCTGCGTGGCCTGTGGCGCGACTTCCAGAGGGGCCACTGACATGGCGCTCACCGGCAAGGACCCGCACAACGCCCGCGAGTTGGCCCGCGTTCTCCTCCTCGGCGCCCGCATCACCCGGCGAGAGGCGCGCGGCAAGCCGACCAAGCGCCTGAACAACGAGGTCGACCGCATCCGCGAGAAGGCCCAGCAGCGCGAGGACGGCAAGCGCACGAAGTAGTACGCCACGGGGCGGCCGTAACCGGGCAGGTACACCGGCCGCCCCGGGCTCGTCTCTCAGAGAGAGGACCCCATCATGTCGGACTCTGTCGTCCAGCTCTTCAAGGACGCAGAAGGTGTCCCCGTCGCGGACACACCACCTCTGGTTCTCGTCCCCGCCGTACCCTCCTCCGTTCCCGGTGTCCTCAGGGAGCAGAGCCGGTGGCTGCACACCGTGCTCCACCATGCACGCCGCTACCGGTACGGCTGGTCCGCCATCCGAGCCGGGTACCTGGTGGCGAGCACACCGATCCTCGGCACGTCCCGCATGCTCCGCACGGGGTGGGCGTGGATGCGTGCCGATGACTACGGCTCGGCCATCGCCGAGTCCCCGGAGTTCGTGGAGAAGGTACGGACCCGCCGCCGTCACACCGCCTGGTACCTCGCGGGTACGGCGGTACTCGCGTTCGCGGGAAGCTGGCTGTTCGTCACCGACTCGACTCCCGTCTTCTCTGCGACCGCCGTGCTCGGCACCGGCGCCGTGCTGGACGTACGGCGCCGCCTGGGCGAGCGCAAGACGCCGCTGAACTTCCCCGGGCTCTCGCGCAAGAACCCCGGGGAGAACGCCGTCACACGAGCTGCGGTCGCCTCGAAGCTGGGCACCGGCCGGGACGTCGAGGAGATGCGGCTCGCCTCCCCGATCCTGAACGAGGGATCCGGCTGGTCGACGAAGCTGAAGATGCCGCCGGGGCAGCGGGCCCGTAAGGCGATCGGCAAGGAAGCCGACTTCGCCTCGGCGCTCGGCGTCGGCGAGACGCAGGTGTTCTTCGACCTGGTCCCCTCGCACGCGGGGCTCCTGGACATCTTCGTCGCCAAGGACGACCCGTTCCTCAAGGTGTACCCGTCGCCGCTGATCGGACGGACCGAACCGCTCGACTTCTGGGGCGGGATCCCCGTGGGCGTCAACGGCCGGGCCGGGGTGGAGTTCCTTCGCCTCGTCGATGCCTCGCTCCTGGTCGCCGGTGAGCCGAGGGCGGGCAAGACGGTGGCCACCAACACCATCGTGGGAGCCGCTGCGCTGGCCGTGACGCCGCGCATCCATCTCTTCGACGGCAAGGGCGCTGGTGACCACCGGCCGTGGCGGAGGATCGCTCACACGGCGGTGAAGCGTGAGCCGGCCAAACTCCTCGGCCACCTCAAGCGGATGACCGACGAGATGGAACGACGCTTCGACCTGCTGGACCAGGCGGGCGCGGGCACGAAGCTGACGCCCGATCTGTGCCGCTCGCTCGGGGTCGACATCGAACTGACGGTGGTGGACGAGACCCGCTACTACGTGACCAGCGATCTGGGAGACGAGATCGTCGCCGCCATGGTCGACATCGCCTCGCGCGGTCCGGCCGCCGGAGTGATCCTCGTCCTGGCCACGCAGCGCATGACGGTCGACGCCATCCCGGGTCCGCTCAAGGGAGTCTGCTCGCTGCGCTGGGCGATGCGCTGCCCGGACACCACCGCCTCCAACGCCGTGCTCGGCCCCGGCGCGGTTGGCCGTGGGTACGACGCCTCGGCGATCTCCCGGGCTCACCGCGGGCTCGGCATCCTCGACGCGGACGGCAACGAGCCGACGATGCTCCGCTCGTACCTGCTCGACGATGACGACCTGGCCGGGGTGGCTGAGACCGCGTATCGGCTGCGCGAGGCGGCGGGCACCCTCCCGGGTGTCTCCCCCGAGGACCAGGTGGAGAGCGAGCTGACGCGCATCTTGGCCGCCTTCGGTACCGACGACGGGCTTCTCTTCGAGGAGCTGGCCGCCCGGCTCAGTACCTCCGTGGACCAGCTGAAGAAGGAGCTGAACGGGGTGAAGGTGGCGCAGATCTGGCGAGACGGAGGCAACGCCGGACGGGGGTGGAAGCGGTCCGAGGTCCAGGATGCCGTCGGCTGCTAGGGCCTAGCACGCTGCTAGGGCCTAGCAAGGCGCCTAGCAGCCTCTGACCTGCGAACTAGCACTCCTAGCAGGTCTAGCAAGAACCCGCAGAACCCCGGTCCCCAAAGCCGAAAGCCCCGCCCTCCGCACGGAGGGCGGGGCTCCTTCGTACGTCCGGTTACGCCTGTGGGGAACCGTTCATCGAACTGGTCTGCTTCTTCGGAGCGCGCTTCTTCGGCGTCGTTTTCTGCTTGTTGCGGCTCGGATCAGCCGCCGGGCTGCTCCGGCGGGAACTGGTGGCGAGAACCTCGTTGATGATCTGGCACCGCACGTCCTGAGCGTGCTCCTCGTCGAGCCCCGAGACCAGGCGCTCCGCCGTCAGGTAGAAGCTGTTGAGCACCGGTTGATCGAAGTACCGGTTCAGCTGCCCGATCGACTCCTTGTACATCGCCAAATAGGTCTTGGTGAGGTAGCCCGTGAGCAGGGTGCTGAACGCGGCCAAGGCTCCGATGAACCACCGGACCTCTTCCATCGGCACGTACGCGCCTCCGATGGCCGCGCACACAATGAGGAAGAGGCCGACACCCATAGCCGTGCGGGACGACTTGAAGGACTTGTCGGCCTGTTGGGTGACGATCCGGTGGTAGGTGGCGATCTGGTCCTGGTTGAGCTCCATGAGCGTGGCCAACTCAGTGGTCTTCTTCAGCTTCTCCAGTGCTTCGTGCCGCAGCTCCTGCTGAGTCTTCAACTGCTCTGCGATGCGAGCATTCTGGTTCTTCATGAAGGTGCGTCGCGTGATCAGCCATGGCACAGACACAGAGAGGAGGGCGAAGCAGGTAAATCCCAGAATTCCTGCGATCACAAGCCAGGTACTCTCGCTCGCCTGCGGATTGACTTCCCCGGCGTCATGCCCCGTCAGCAAGAACACGACCAAAGCCACGGCGGACGCAGCTACGGCGACCGCTAGAAGTCTCGACGCCCTCTCAAGCTTCCTTGCGGAAGTGACTGCCCAGTCCAGTTGTTGGTCGGCAATCACGTTGTACGTCTGAATGCCGCTGCTATCCAAGCCCACACTTCCCCCTCGATCAGGGCCGGAAGCTTAGACGGCCGCCCGTCTCAAGATGGGTGGTTCTACGGAACTTGCCCCGGCGACAACTGCCCTGGCTGCTAATCGGTTCGTGGGGACCCGCCGACCGTCCTCACGAGGACTGGACGGCCGAGACGATGTTGGCCGCGAGACCGGCGACGACACCGACGGCCAAGAGGAGCGGCCCCCGGTAGGCCACGAGCCAGTGCGGGCGTCCCTCGCTCGTGACGAACTCGCGGAGCCCGTCGAGTCGATCGTCGAGCGTCTTCTGCACGTCGGTCAACTCCCGACCGAAGCGGTCGGACAGTCGATCGGACAGCTTCTTCTCCCGCTGGCTCTGTTCCCCGGCCAGGCCCCGTTGCCACGCTTCAATCGACGCGAGGCGCTGCTCGACCGTCTGCTCGGAACTGCTCCCCCAGAGTGGCATCGCCTCCTCTACGGTCCCGGCGTCGGAGGCGTACACGTGACGCGGGCGAACGAGATACGACGCCAAGTGCCTGCGTTCGGCACGAATGTCCCGGATCGTCAATGCGATGCCACCGATCTCCAGGACGGCGGCGATCACTGCGAGAGTCACAGCAGCAGTAGCCATGAGCGGAGCGTAGCGTGACGCACAGCAACCAACTGCCTGTCGCGCGTGCGGAATCCCGTGCGCTTCCAGGATGGTTTGGGGATGAGCGCCCGTAGATGTACCCTCGCGCCCCCAACGTCCAACGACGGCGAGGAGCCGATCATGACGACCATTCAGGAAGCCCTGGCGGAGGCGACCAACGCCTACGTCAAGGAGGAGGAGGCGTTCACCGCGCTGATGGCGGAGGTGAGCACGAGGGAGCTGACGCTCGCCGAGATAGAGGTGACCGACAAGGCCGTCAAGAAGACACGCAAGGCGTACGCCGAGGCTCTGGTAGCGGCCGGACACACCGTGCCCGCAGGACTACTCAACCGATAGCGGCCCGGCCCCGGGCACTGCCCGGGGCCCCGCTGGTCCTCAGCGCAGCGCTTCGATGGCCTTCACGATCAGGGCGCGCGCGTCCGCGCCGTACACCGCGAGTTCCGTCATCCTGGTGAAGGCCCGCGTGTAGATGTCCAGTTCGCCGGGGGCCGTGACGGTGATCTTCGCGGCGAGCAGCTCGACGTTGACCCGCGTGTCGTCGAAGACGGTGAACTGCTCCAGGGGCCACATGACCTGCTCCCGGGGCGCGGCCGAGGGGATGATCCCCAGCGACATGGACGGCAACGCCATCGATGCCAGCAGGGAACCGAGTTGGCCGGCCATCACCTCCGTATCGCCGACGCGGTGATGGAGCACGTTCTCCTCGACGAGAGTCGCGAAGCGGTGGTCCCCCTCCTGCGTGACGCGGGAGCGGCGCATGCGTGCGTCGACCGCGTCGATCACGTCGTCAGGGGTTCCACGGAATCCCGCGATGGTGCTCATGAGGGCCGTCGCGTATCCCGGGGTCTGGAGGAAGCCGGGTACGACATGAGAGGCGTACACCCGGAACTGACGGGTGCGTTCGTACAGGGGCGTGGACGCCTCTTGCAGACGGCGCATGCCGGTGCGCTGGAGCCGCCGCCACTGGACGTACATGCTGTCGGCCTGCCGGTTCGCCGCGACCAGGTCCGCCGCCTGTCCATCCGCCCCGCACGCCGTGCACCAGGCCCGTATGTCCGCGTCGGACGGGGCGGTGTGGGCATTCTCGATCCGGGACGACTTGGCGACGGACCAGCCGCAGCGTGCTGCCAGTTCCTTGCCGGTTATCCCCGCGTCCAGGCGCAGCTCTCGAAGACGTTGGGCGAGGGCTGCGCGTGCTTCGTGCACGGTGGACAAGGGGAACTGGGACATGGGCGGTTACTTGACCTCGTACTCGTCGTGCGGGATGGCGCGCTCCCAGATCCTCTCGAAGGCGGCGGAACAGGTTCCCACCACCCCGGGGTCATCGCACAATTCCTTGTCCGCCCAGGCGCCGTCGCCGGTGAAGTGGTGCACGCGCATCAGCTGGTCGTCGAAGATCCAGAAGTCGTTGACGGGGATCAGGAGGTCCGTGGCCTGGCGACGGGACAGCCATCGCACCTGTTCACCCGCAGCGACGTTGGCGGCGGTGACGTAGTTCTCCCAGCGGATGTAGTCCGTCACCGGCTCTGAGACGACACGGGCGCGGCGCACGCTCACCCCGCGGGCAACCGCGTCGGCGATCTCGTCGTGGAACGAACGCCACCATGACGCACGGTCGTCCCAGTCGGTGCGCTCACCGTTCTTCCACGCCTCGAAGCGGGGATTGCTGTAGTAGACGTCCCGCGTCTCCAGGTGAACGGCTGTTCGCCGGGCACCGGCGAGGAGTTCACCGAACTCCGGGATCGAGCTCATCGCACGCCTTCCTGATGAGCGGAATCATCCGCTTGGGGATCCTGATGACGGTCTCGCCGGACGGGATCGGGGCCCTTGCCGGGGACAGCGCATCGCATCGGGCGGTCGACGCGTCGTCGGCCGTATAGCTCTGGATCAGCAGGTCTGCTGCCTCCGTGTCCACCCACACCGTGGGGCATCCGTCGTCGTCCGTATCGGGATCGATGCCGACGAACTTGATGTTCATGATGGCTGGCCTCCCGCGCTAGCTGGTTACAGCGATTTACACCACGGTCATACCCACGGGCTACATGGTCAAGACCGCATACTGGACACCACCTGCGAGTGGTAACTCCCCTGTAATTCGGTGCAACTTCATAGCGAGTGCGACGACCCGGTTCCTAGCGTCGAGGTGCGACAGGGCCCCGGCGAAGCGGTGAGGCCTAGCGGGGCATGGCCGACTACCGAGGAGTCGACATGGCGGAGGCAAGACACACGGAAGAGAGCCCGACACCCGGGGCCCGGGGTGTGAGCGGGATGACGCTCAGGGTCTACACGGTGGACCGAGCGGGCACCATCACGAGCGACTCGGGCACCAGGCACGTGAGCCTGCGGGGCGACGTGGTCCCGCTGACCGGCGCCTTCCCAAAGTGCAGTTGCCCGAACTGCGCCAAGAAGGCCGCTCAGCAGTGACGACCGAACGACCTCTCCCCGACGCCGACACCCTGACAGGAGGACAACTGCGCGGCTGGCGGTGTGCACTGTGCGGAGCGCGGCTGTATCAGGACCGCCCTCTCGGCACTGTCACCCAGACGCGCGGGAAGATCACCGAGGACATCGAGCTGTGGGCCTGCGATCCCGAATGCCCATCCAAGCCCCGAGGGCCTTCCGTGAGACCTCAACCCCACTGACGGCAGAGCGCTCGTGAACGGGTGCCGTATACCGGAGAACTGAACTGGTGACAGACGAGAACGAGAACGAGAAACCGAGAGAGAACGAGAAGGAGAAGGACGGCCTCACGCTCGCCATCCTGCGTGAGAAGGCCGGAATGACGCGGGAGGAAGTCGCCGAGAGGATGGCCATCCCGACGACCGCGGCGGATGTCGGGGTCATCGAATCGATGTACCCGAACACGATCAGCGGAGTCTTCGAGACGTACATGGCGGCCCTCGGCGTCAAGATCACATACACGCTAGAGGGGGTCGGTGAGTGGTCGTCCACCGAGGTGGCCTTCGAGGAGATCGAGTTGTCCCTGAGAGCCTGTCGCCGGGGAACCAGGCGGTTCCGGGAGGGCGGCTCTGAGGAGTCAGCCTGACGGGTTGGCCGGCGGCCCCGTCCAGCGCGGGGCCGCCTTCACTTCCCGAGGACCTGAACGACGAACGGCACCGCCATTCCGACCAGCGCGGCGACACCCGACGCGGTCCACACTCGCTTCTCCAGGGCACCGACTCGAAGCTCCAGAGCCGTCACCTCCGCGTCTGTACGGCCTGTGCGCTCGACAACCATGTTGAGGTTCCCGTTCACCTCGGCGAACTTAGTGTCAACCTGGGCGAATCCCTGCACCATCGTGCCGCGGAGCCGTTCTATCTCCAGGGCGATGTCGCTCGTCGGGGCTCCGGGGAGAGTCACTTTGCTGCCTCCAGCTTCTTCACGGCCGCCTCAAGGTCGGACAGACGCTGCTCCACAGTCTTGGCGGGGGCAGGCGTGCTCGGTGTCGGCTTCCAGGACGCCGGGTGCTTCAGGCGCTCAGCCACCCGGGCCCGGAACTTCGTCATGTCGACTCCGGCGGGGTCGGGCTTGCCGGGCTGCCACTCCTTGTGGCCGATGACGGACTCGTCACTCCACCCGTGAGCCCGGCACAGCGCGGCGGAGACGCGGACCATCGCTTCGATCTGGGCCTCCGGCCACGCCTGGCCATCGCCCTTGTTGATGGCCTCGAAGCCGTAGAACCGTGCGTTGCCATCGGTGTTGGAGTCGTCATCTACCGGCAGCTTGGTCTCGTCGATGACCGCGTTCAGGACATCGTCGTCCCCGAGGCCCGCATGGTTTGCGCGCCCGTAGCCGATCAGGTGGATCGTTCCTGCCCGATCGACTACGCCGTGACACAGCGGCCCCGGAAGACCGGAGTAGCCGTTCCAGCACAGCGTGACCATCGCGGACTCCGTGCTGTACGGCCCCGTGTGATGCATCATCACGCCGTTGACCGGCCCCCACGCACCGTGTCCGGCGCGGTTGTGTGTCTTCCACCCGGGGCGCTCGACGACCTTCACACCCTCGGCCTTGAGCGCGGCGAGGAATGCGGCGGTGGACATTGGTGAGGCCATGGGGGCTCCAGACATGACGAAATCCCCGGCCAATGGCACGGGGCGGGCGGTAGCGGCGGGTAGGTCCTTGATCTCAGCCGTTCTGGCTGATCCACATGAAGCTGATGCGCATGGTGGCGTTCGTTCCGATCCCGCCCGAACCGGACGTGGTGATCAGCGTGATGTCTCCAGTCGTTGAGACTGATGCACGGCCGTCGTTGACCGTGGTGCCCCACAGAACGGTCGTCGTCTCCGAGGGGCGCCATCCTGCGGGGAGGGTGGCGCACAGGATGTCGGTGATGTCTCCCGAGTTGGTCGCCAGCTCCGCGATGGCCGCGCCCGTGCGCTGGATCACGCAGTTCACGAACGTGATCCCGTTGACCTTCGTGCCCGAAAACGAGGTGATCGAGAATCCGGTGGCGGCCACCAGGCCGGAGGTCGTGGTCGACGAGGCCGAGTTGTCGTTCATCCGGTCCGCGGTTGCGCGCATCCCGGCGAGGAATACCGTCATCGTCGCCTCCTACAGCGGTATGTAGACGGGGTTGGCGAGGCGGATGTCCTGGCCGGTCGGGTGCTCGATGCGGACTCCGTTCACGCCGCGGACCACGGTGAACGTCTGGGCCAGCGTGGTGCCCGTGCAGGCCGTGACGCGCATGACCTCCCCGCCCGTTTTCACGTCGAACGGGAAGTCCGTCGGGTAGGTGGCCGAGTCGACCCACCGGTACAGAGCCGTGGTGAGGACGTCCACGCCGGTCTCCGTGGTGTCCAGGACTTCGGCGAGTTCGCATCCTGCGGTGTCGATGCGGGCATACGTGGTGCTCCCGATGACCAGCGCGGTCCACGGCTCGGCCGGCGTGCAGTTGAACGTGATCTTCCAGGCGGTGGGCCCGGCTTCCTCGGTGTAGCCGTTGATCAGGACGTCGACGTCGTCCGGGCCGTGGTCGTCGGGCAGGCCGGTCAGCCGGATCTTGTCGCCGCAGTCGGCCCTCAGGATCGCGTCGATCATCTGGTGGACGCGGGAGTTGGCCAGGTCCAGGGTGATGCGCGCGTACCGGACCCCGTCATAGGTCCCCAGGTGCAGCCGCAGGTAGGCCAGTTGGGCTGCCTGGCTGTCCTCGTACAGGCTGTACGTGTGCTCCTGGTCGTACCGGCCGACCCCGTCCGGGGGGTCCTGTACGGACAGGGCGCCCTCGTCGAGGATCTGACGCGAGGGCACCTGGCCGCCCTCGCGCCGCACGGACACGTCGTTCTCGGTCAGCTTGTCGCCGTCGTCCGGCTTGAACGGGGAGCTGATGAGGCCAGCCTTGAAGTCCAGCGTGATCGCCGGGGGCTGGTTCCACAGGGTGGAGTGCCCCCGGTGGATCACCTCTGGTGCGTCCCGGCGGTCCAGGAGGTATCCGACGTTCGAGCGGGACGCCTCGTTCAGCAACTCCAGGAGCTTCCTTCGGCGCTGGATGCCCAGACGGGTCTGGTATTCCGACATGCCTGCCACGGAGGCCGTGTATCCGCTTTCGGCGGCCAGGCGTTCGATGCGTGCGCCGGCGCGCTCGCCCTGATGGCCGGTGGCCGCGTCGTAGACCTGTGCCGCGGTGGGCCCGGTGCCGTCCCAGTAGGTGACGTAGCCGAGCTGCTGGTCACCTCCGGAGATGCCGCCACCCGAGAGGAGCGACCAGCTGTAGCTGACCGAGCGGACGGCCTTCACGACGATGCTGGCCACCGTCCCCGTCGCCTTCTGCACTCCGTCCACGTAGATCGTCCAGACGGAGCTGCTCACCCCCGGGTCGACCGAGAACCGGATGTGATGCATGTTCCCGTCGTAGATCCCCACATCGGTCACCGAGGTGAGCAGCGACGAGGAGGAAGAGGTGTCGCCCCTGCTCGCGCGGAAGATCGTGATGTCGTTGTCCACGGTGTCCAGCGAGAGGGTGAAGAACACCACGTTGTCGGCATCGGTGCCAGCGCCGCGGTCCCGGATCTCGAACACTCCCGCGTTGCCGGGTGCCTCGCTCTTGTAGAGAAAGTCCACGGACCAGAACGCAGCGGCGGCGGCAGAGTTGGGCACACCGCCTGCGATGACCCCGGCCGTCTCCCCCTTGAGGGTGACGACGGGCTCGATCCAGTCGGCCAGTGTCCCTGACCCCCACTCGGGAATGTCCGTCCCGAGGCTCATGGTGGTGCGCATGTCGCTGCCACCGAGGAGGGACTTACCTGCGGTGCCGGTCTGTTCCCCGTCGGTCAGCGGCCAGCACTCGATCGGGCTCCGGGTCTTGAGGAACCGCAGCATGGCCGAGTCGATGGGCTTGTTGCCCGCGTCCATGCGGCGCGTAACCCCGGCCGGTGCCAGGGTGACGGTCCGGTCGTTGCCGGTAAGGTCCCGGGACGGCGGCCAGGCCGGTACCTCGCCGGCCATACGGATGTGGTGGTTGGTCAGCGTGGCGCCCGTCGTGGTGGTCCACACAGCGCCGTTCGACGTGAAGGATGCAGCACCCGGTGCCGCGTCCGCCGTCGTCATGGCGAGCACGGCGGTGCCGAGGATCCCGCTCATCAGCTTGAGAGCGAACGCTTTGCCCGTCATACCGGCGACCACCAGTCCCAGGAAGTCTCCGAATTCGACACCGGACGATGCGGCGAACACGGCCGTGGTACCGACACCCACGATGGGATCACCGAGGAGTTCCCATTCCTCGTCGTCCACCGTGCGCCCCGTGTAGAAGCGCAGTTCGTAGCCGGAGGCTCCGTTGTCCACGTCGAGCGTGATGTGCAGGGTCAGACGCTGCCCGTTGTACGCGATGACCGGGACCGTGGAGAACTGGGTAATGGTGGTGGATGTGCCAGTGGGTGACCACACGAAAGCTATCTGGCCCGTGCCTGCCAGATAGACACCCCATGACCGGTTGTTGCCGGACGCGGTGTACCGGGCGGCGATGCCCTGCCCGGTGGCCCAGTCATCGAGGGCCAGGTCGAGGCGGAGGTCGACATCGGTGACGTTGTACGCGGCGTTGGTGGGGGTGGTGATCTCGTTGCCGTTGGTACCGGGCAGGTTGACCCATGGGCTGCCCACGCGGTACCCGAGCCGTATCGGGGTGTTGCGCCCGATCTTGCCCTTGAGCCTGCTGCGGGGATTGCGGGGGCTGTAGTCGTTGCTGCGGTTGTCCAGCACGCACTCCGCGCCCATGGGGGACGCCTCGGATGCGGACTCCGAGGTGAGGCCGCGCGTGAACGTCACGGGGGCGGTGGCGCGCAGGCTGCGGCTGATGTCGTTCCACGCCCCGTCGAAGTACAGGTGAGCCCGGAGGTCCGGGGGAAGGCTGACCATCACCCCTCCACGTACTTGAAGATGTCGCCGCCGGTGGCGTCGCGCACCGACTCCTGGAGGAACTCGCGGAACGCCCTGCTTCCGCCCCGCAGCTCGAATACCTTGCGGTCGTCGGCGGGCTCCACGTGGCGGCTGGCGCTCTGCATGGCGGTGACGTCGAGCAGGTTCTGAAGCTTGCTCAGCGGCATGACGGCTTCCTGCTCGTGCCCTTCGCCGATCATCGCCATCGTCGGGCCGGTCGTGATCCCGCCCTCGGCCAGGTACGGCACGTAGGGGATGGAGGGGATGTCCACGCCGGGGATGCGGTTCGCGTTGCCGATCAGGTTCGAGTTGATGGAAAAGATGCCGTCGTTGACGATTCCGATGGCACCGTTGAGCGCGCCCTTGAGCCCGTCGGCGATGAAGCTCCACATGCCGGATCCGGCCTTGGCCAGCCGCCCGGGGATGCCCGCGAACCAGCCGATGGCGCTGTTCCACTTGTCGACGATCCAGTCCACGCCGCTGCCGACCCAGCCCGGAATCGTGCTCGTGAAGAACTTGCCGATCGGGTTGAACACGTTGTTGACCAGCCAGTTCCAGCCGGACCAGAACTGGTCAACGATCCAGCCCCAGGCCTTGCCCATCGACGCGGAGACCGCGTCCCAGTTCTTCCACAGCAGCACGATCGCGGCGATCAGCGCCACGATCGCGACCACCACCCAGGTGTAGGGGTTGGCCAGGACCGCGGAGTTCATCACCCACTGGGCAGCGGCGGCGACGGCCAGGCCCACAGCCAGGGCCACCAGGATCGGGACCAGGACCCCCACCAGGCCGGGGTACTTGGCGAAGAAGTCACTGATGATCAGGAGCGCGGGGGCGAGGTACTCCCCGAGCGTGGTGGAGATGGTCCGCCAGATACTGCTCAGGGACTGGGATGCCTCCGCGCTGTCGGCGAGTCCCTTCGACGAACCGGCCGCCTTGTTCAGCCCGGTCGCCGCAGCGGCGCCCGATGCGCTCAGGTTCAGCAGGCTGTTGCCCATGTCCTCGCCGGGGCCGCCGAAGAGCGCGGCTTGCAGCATGGTCCGTTCGGTCTGGTCGTCGACGCCCTTCAGGGCGGTGACGACCTCGTCGAACGCCTTCGTGCCCTGCCCGGTGTTGACTAGCTTCTGGATCTCGCCGACGTCCAGGCCGAGCTTCTTGAGCGGCTCGCTCGCGGCGTCGGTGTCGGAGATCAGCAGGCTGAATTCCTTGACCGCGTCGCCGAGCTTGTCGAGCTCGAACGTCGGGTCCTTCGCGGCCTGGGCGACCAGCCCGAACATCTCCGGGCCGGTGAACCCCAGCTGGCTGAAGAACTGGCTGTACTCCTTGGTGAGGGCGGGGAGTTCCTCGCGCAGCGCGGGCGGCAGCTTCTGCGCGGCTGCGGTGATCAGGTCGAAGGCTTCGGTGCCGTCCTTGGCCAGACCTGCCTTCATGAGGGTGCCGGCCGCGGCGGTGGACTCGGCGACGTCGAACTCGAATGTCTTGGCGAGGGCCTCGGCCGTTTTGGTGAGCTGGGTCAGCTCCTTGTCACCCAGCTCGGCGAAGCCGCCCAGGTTCTGCGCGACCGCCCCCAGCGACTCGGAGACGCTGCCGATGGACTCGCCGAACCCGGCGGAGAACACGTCGCCAGCGAGACTGCCCGCGCGCTGCGCCTCGTCGTCGGTCAGCCCCAGCTGGTTCTGGAGCTTGCTGGTCGCATCGCTGGCGTCCATCGCAGAGGCCAGGCCCACGCTGAATGCCGCACCCAGGCCTACTGCGGCAAGACTCCCGGCGCCCTCCAGGCCGCCGAGGCTGTCGAGGATGCCTTGGCTGCCGCGCTCGGTCTCGGCCTCTGCGTCCGTCATGTCGACGCCCACGCGGACCAGCAGTTCGTCTAGAACAGTCACGCGTCAACCCCGCTTCCGGTTGGAGCCCTCGTAGAAGGCCTGCCATCCCTTGAGCACGTCGTGCAGTTCACGGCCCGTGCGCCGCTCGGTGTTGCGTGACCACGTGAACAGGTGGTCCTTCATCTTCGGCTTGCGGCCCTTCTTCATGTGCGGGGCGGTGACATCCATGCCGAGGCGGGCCATCACCATGTCCAGGCGCCGCGGGGTGATCAGTCCGTAGAGGTTCTGGTAGGCCACCAGGTGGATCATGTCCTCCTCGGTGAACCGGTCCAGAACCTCTCCGGGCGGGATGTGGAAGGCGACGGCCAGGTCGTGCAGGAGCCTCAGCTCTGGCCGTCGTCGGAGTTTCCCTCCGCGTCCTTCACCTTCTGCTCGAACGACTTGTCGTCGCCGGACAGGTGCCGCACCAGGTTGAATAGGCCGTTGACGATGCCGCCCGATTTCTTGCTGAGGATCGCGACGCCCTCGCGTACATCGGGGAAGACCAGCTCGTCGCTCTCCTGGTCGTACAGGGCTTTGGCGACGATCTCGCACTTGTTCGACTTGAGCGTCATCTCGCCGCCGCTCTTGCCCTGCTCCAGGCGGATGCGGGCCTGCTTGTTCTGGTAGTCCTCCCAGTCCTTGGAGGGCAAGCCGCGTACGCGGAACCTTGCCCCCGGCGCCCACTCAGGGATCTCTACGTCGTCCTGGAGGGGGATGTCCTGGGCCTCACGGATGAGGTCTCGAAGGCTTGCCACAGTGGGTGTCTCCTGCCTCAGCCGGTCGCGGTGAATACGGGCTTGCCGGAGATCTTGAAGGTGACCTCGCGGGACATCTTGTCGTCGATGGGGTAGCTGTCACCGAGGTCGGTGATCAGGGCGTTGAACTGGCAGGTGAGTTCGTCCGCGTCCCCGGGCAGGGCGACGATCTGGTAGGCGCGCAGGTCGTCTTCCTCGAAGTCGGCATCGAGCGCCAGGTGCGTGGTCTCGCCCGGGTCGAAGTTGATGGTGGCGGATACTTCGCCGCCGTCCTTGAGGCCCTTGATGAACTCTCGGTACTTGTCCGGCGAGTCGTGCGCGGTCACCTCGATCGCCTCGCGCTGGCGCGACGGGCCGGACAGGTCCGACACGTTCGCGATCTCGACGAAGCTGCCGCTTCCTGTCGAGTCCCGCAGCAGCTGGGTGCCGAAGGCATCGGTTCCGGCCATGGCGTCCTCCTTGATGTCCGGCCGTGGCCGGGATGATTCGGTTAGGCGGGGGCGACCTCAGTGCCGATGCGGAACGTCATCGGCACATGGCGGATGTCGCCCGGAGGCTCGGGGTCGGTGAGGGTCTGCATGGACACGAACCGCGTCCACTTGTGCACGTGCCCGTCGATCACCAGCGGCGCGTGATCGAGGACGAGGATGATGCGCTGCGCGATCGTCACGGCCTGGGCGTAGCCGCGGTACTTGGACCAGACGTGCAGCGTCTGCAAGACCTGCGCGCCGTACCGGTCATGGGCGTTGTTCGGGACCTCGAAGGACTCTCCGAGGTCGATGTACGGATAGGGCTGCTTCTCCGGGACCCAGTCGAAGACGCCCTGGACGAGGCTTATGAGCTGGGCGTCGGTAGTCAGTGCAGCGAGGATCGCATCGCGGGTGGGCAGGGAGGCCAGCCCTGGCACGGGCGTAGTCACAGGAGCCTCCGTACCTCGGCGCGCAGCTTGCCCACCAGCTCCCGCGCCTCGCGCTCCAGCGCAGGGACGAGCGTGGGGTTGGCGGGAATACGGCGCGTGCCGCGCTCATGGAATGCGACGTACAGGTCGTCCTGGTCGCGCCAGCCGACCGACGTCTGGAGGCCGTCCTTCTCGTAGGTGTCCTTCACGCTGCTTTGGAGGTTGCCGGTGTCGCGGCGCACGTTGCGCTGCACGTCCGAGACCATGGCCGCGCCGGATTCCTTGACCGCCTCCTGGGCGGCTTCCGTCAGCTGCGGCACCAGGTGGGCCAGGCGGCGCTCCAGCCGGTCCAGACCGATCACTTGTACGCGTGCCCGACTGCGCGCCATGGGCGGTCACCTCTTTCGCAGGAGTCCGCGGATCTCGCGCAGCTCGGCAGCGACGGCGAGTACGCCGAACGCGATGGCGCGCGGCACATCGACGTCGACGTCGCACAGCCCGAGGAAGTCCTCGGCCCGGCGCCGGTACTCGTGCGGCTCCAGCCGGGGCACCTGTGGCCGCTCCGGACCAGCCATCAGACGCCGAGCTCGAAGGGGCGCACAGTCAGGGAGGTGACCCCGCTGTAGGTGATGGCGGCGCGGCCGGTGGCACCGCGGAACACGTTGGCCAGCGGGATGATCGCGTGCTTCCCGGCGGCGACGGCCACCGCGGTGTCGGCGATCGCGAGGCCGGACACGGTTCCCGGCGTCGCCAGCGTGACCGTGATGCTGCCGCCGCTGCCGTTGTTGACGTACAGGAACCGTCCCGGCCCGACGGGGACCGTGTCCCCTCCTCCGGCGGCGGCGGTCGCCTGAGCGGCGACGTCGGCGATGCCGGTGGCTACCGGCACCGTGGTGAGGCTGAGGTCAGCCATCGGGTTCTCCTTCTCCCTGGATCAGCTCGACAAGAGCCTTCGAGTACACGGGGCGGGACGCCTGGACGACGGACAGCACCCGGAACGCCTGGTCGTTGCCCAGGCGATCCGTGCCGCGCAGCTCGTCGCTGCGCCGCACGTCGGCGCTGGGCAGCATGAACACGTCGTGCGAATGCTTGGAGTTCGCCTGCTGGGCGATCAGGTGTTCGGTGGGCGAGGGCTGGTCGACCTTCGCCCGTACGGGCAGTGCCCGCTTGACGAGGGTGGTGGTCTGGCCGCCGTGCCCGTCCGGCGACGTCTGCGGGCGCCAGACTTCCAGCAGCCGGTTCAGGTACCGGCCAACGCTCACCGTGACCTCAGCAGCTGCATGCCGCCGCCGAAGCGGGCTTCGAGCCGCTCGCGCCAGTACTGCGGCAGGTCCATCTCACTGACGCGCCCGTCGCCGCCGAAGGTGACCGCGTAGTCCCCGATCCGCTCCGAGGTGATGACCTCGGTGGCCAGGCCCGTACCGTCCTCTTCGGACCGTTGCGCTTTCAGTGCGCCCGCGACCATGCGGCACACCAGGTCGACGATGTCCTCGGGTACGTCGGGCAGGCCGTGTGTCTGGGTGACCTCCACTTCGGACGGGCCGTCGCATCCCGACCAGCCGACCGCGCGCCACAGCCGCTGCGAGCGCAGACGCCAGTCGGTGATGGCCACGCCGTCCAACTCGACCGTCGCCACGGAGGAGACCGGCAGGCCGGGCAGTGTCAGCCACTGGCCCGGCTCGCCCTCCAGCGTGATGGTGGATGTCGTCTCCGAGATCGGCGCCCCGGCCGCCTCACGTACTGCCGTCGAGGCCACGCCGAGGTACACGGCGACCATCGCCGTCTCGGAGGAGTCCACGGTCAGACCGCGGGCCTCCAGGTCGGCCTGTGTCGCCAACGGTTCGAGTGCCACGGCGACCTCCCTGTCAGCTGGCCAGTTCGATCAGATCGGCCTTGGTGAGGTTCGCCGCGTCGTCGGCAGACAGGTGTCCCTGGCCCACGACGTAGGCGATCCACTCGGACTTCGACGCGTTCACCGCCGGCCGCGGGGACTTACCCGCAGTCAGGTCGCTGCCGCCGTCTTCCTTGGACTGCACCGAAGGCTCCGCGTGGTACAGGCTGCCGTCGGAGTGGACGCGGACCAGCAGCCCGCGCTCATACCGCTCTGCGATGCCCTCGGGCAGGGGCAGGTCCATCGCAAAGATGGCCCCGCCTTCACCCCGGACATGGATCGTCTCAGCCATGTCAGGTGTTCCTCGGGATCTTGAAGGCGGTGATCGTCGCGTCGACCGTCGCGGCCTCGATGAGCATGCTGCCGTCGGACTGCACGAACCGCCCGGACTCGAACGGTCCGATGAACTGCACACCGGTCGTCGCAGCCACGGTGACGGACAGGTCGCCCTGCCCCGCGGCGATGGCCTGCGGCCCCGTCCCCGCCTTCACCTTGACGATCTGCTGCACGCCGGTGTTCACGACCCGCAGCACCGTCAGCTCCGGGAACGCGTTGGAGATCTGCATGTTGTTCGTCGGCGCCACGACCGTGGTCGTCCCCGCCGGTTGCGCGAGGTTCGAGTTCGGGACAAGGCTGGAGTACGGGATCTGCGTAGTTGCCATGGGTCAGCTCTCCGATCAGGCAGCGGGGTTGATGAACGCGGCGGCCAGGTAGTCCGGGCGCACGACCTTCGCGCCGTACAGCGCGAGGCCCTTCACCGCGTCGCTGAAGCTGGACTCGGGGCGGTACGCCTCGGTCTTGTTGATCTGCTCCGCGAACGTGATGGCTGCCGACGTGCCTGCGGTGACGACCTGCGTGTCGCCCGACGGGTTGGGGACGTTGTTCGACTCATAGATGTCGAACCCGGCCGCCCGACCGACGAGACCGTTGCGCAGACCGGCGTCCGTACCCGACTCGTTGACCTTGATGAAGCGGGAGTCCAGCAGCAGCGACGCGTAGAACTCGGCCGAGACGACGACGTACCGGCCCGCCTTCGGCACGTTCGCCTTCGTCAGCCGGGTCCGCAGCGGGACGAGGACCTTGTCGTAGGCGTCGGTCGCCGTGGTGTACGTGTCGATCGGGGAGCCGACCACGTTGAGGAAATTCGCGGTCTGGATCTGCGTGTACAGCCCGGCCACGTACTGGTCGATGGTGTCCGCGAGGCCGTAGGCCGCCTCACTCATGGCCTGCGGGATCAGGTTCGACTTCACCTGCCGCTTGTCGACGTCGTCGATCGAGAACGCCCAGTACTTCGACTGATCGACGACGAGAGTGCGCTGCCCGGTGGTCAGTTTCTCCGGGGTGATCGTGGTCGTACCGGGAACGTATGTCCCGATCGCCGGACGGGACACCGACGTGATGCGGACGGTGTCGCCCGCCTCGGAGATGTCGCCCTCGTAGTCTCGGTTCACGACGGTCGGAGCCGCGTAGACGAGCTCCTTGCGGGTCGCGACGAGCAGCCGCGAGCTCCAGATTTCGGGAACAAAGTTCCGGACGGTCATGGGTTCCTCCTGGGTTACTTGCCGCCCATGAGGTCGTCGAGCCGGCCGTCGATGCGGGCCTTGTCGATCGCCTCAGGGGCCATGGTCTTGAGGTCCTGCTGAGTGAGCTGCTTCGGCCGGCCCGCCTTGCGCGCTGCGCCGCCGTCGCCTGTGCCCTGGAACCTCTTCGCCGTTGCGGCTGCCAGGTAGGGGCGTTCCTTCAAGAGGTCGTCGATCGCGTCAGCGATCTCGTCCTCGTCGACCTGACCGTCGTCGTCGACCTCGAACTGATCGACGTCGATGAACGTCAGGGCGTCCTTGGGGTTGATGAGCTTCCCGGTCGCTGCGGCCTTGAGCTCCGAGCGCACGATCCGGCCGTTGGCGCGGGCGGTTGCCGCCGCGTCCGCCTTGGCCTGAATCTGGTCCGCGTCGCCGCCGACGGCGGTCTTGTCCTGTAGCTGGGCCTCGACTGTCCGGCGGCGCTCGCGCTCCGCCTTGAGCTTGACCTTCATGGCGGCGAGGGCCTTCTTGCCCTTGTCGCCCAGTCCGTCGGCACCCTCCGGGTCGGCGTCCGTGTCCGCGTCATCCGCGTCCGCGTCGTCACCCTTGTCGGCGTTGGCGTCCGCATCGCCCTCCGCTTTCGCGTCCGCATCGTCGTCCGTGTCGTCGGTGTCGGCGTCCTGGTCGCCGTCCGCGTAGAACACGGGCGAGAACGGGTCGGCCGGGTACGGGTGGGACCAGCCGGGCGCGTGCGCGCGGGCGCGGCGGGGCAGGGTGCTGCGGTGCATGTGATCTCCCATTGCGGGGTGTGGGCCTGCGCGTTGCGCGCGGGCAGGGTCAGGCGATGTACGCGTGCTGCCGCAGCAGCCGGACCGCGTGCTCGCGGTTGTCGGCCAGGCGGACGATCTCTTCGGGCATGAGCCGCGTCGCGGTGGGGCTGAAGCCCCGGATCGATCGGGACCGGGGGATCGCTCCCTCGTCCTGGAGACGGCGGAACTCCCGGCGGCGGAACTCGCCGCGCTGCGTGCCTTCGGTCGTGGCCCGCACTGTGCGTCCGAAGACTGTGGCGCTGGCCATACCGCGGCGAGCGTTGACGACCTGGGCGATGTCGGCGCCAGCGTCGATCGCCTTCACCGCGGACGCGCCGAACACGCGCTTCTTCTCTGCGTCGGACATCGACTTGAAGAGCGCCTCCGGGCTGGCCGGTGTGGGCCGGTGCTCGCGGGTGACGGGCTCCATCGAGCAGTTGCACTTCGGGTGCCGGGCGAACGCCGTACTGACGCCGTACTCCCGCCCCGCCAAGACCAGGCAGCGCGAGCAGGCGCCGCCCTCGACGACCCGCACATACGACGTCACGGCCGGGCGCGCAATCATGCCGACCGAGTCGGCCGCGCGCCCGGCGTCGGCCACCGCGGTACGGACTACGGCGTCGAGCAGGGCCTGACCGCTGGCCATCGACTGCACCACCGGCCTGCCCTGCGTGACCAGCCGCAGCGCGGCCCACATTGGAGCCATCAGCACGTCCGCCAGCGGCTGGCCTCCGCCGTCTACGCCGACCAGGGCGGCAGGGTTGAGGCGGTCGGATTCCGGCTGTTCCGGATCCATGCCCAGCAGCTCCATCAGCCATGGGTCTGTCGCCTGCGCGGCGGCCAGTTGTCCGCCCGACACGATCGCCACCAGGCGGGCGAGCATGCCCAGCCACGACGTGTAGATGTTGTCGCGGTCAACCTGCCGCCACATCTGCCGCGAGGCCCGCGCGGTCGCCTCGGTCAGGCGACGCCGCGCTTCCATGTGCGCAACCGCCTGAGGAGACGGACTCATGCCGCCTCCGGGTCAGCCTCGTCGTAGGCCGGCTGCTCCTCGGCGGGCACGGTCCGTCCGCCGGTCAAGTTGCGAGTGAGCTCCGTGACCGGGTCTGCCTCCAGCTCGCGCTCCCGCATGACCAGCACGTCGGCGACCTCGGTCGGCGTAAGGCCGTATCGCAGGGCCAGCCACTCGAAGGGGAAGCCCAGCTGCTTCAGCTTCAGCAGCGCGTCGGCCATCTGCGCGTGCGAGCGGGACTCGGTCTCTGCCCACAGCACGCGGCCCGAGCGCAGCGCCTGCGCCTTCGCGTCCTCGCCCTTGGCGAGCGCGATCAGACGGGACACCTCGCGTAGGCCCTGCCCGTACCAAAGGGTCTTCTCGTCGCACCGCTTCACCAGACCGGTCTCCGCAGCGAGGAGAGCGCCCTCGCCAAGGTTCGCCATCTTCCCGATCAGGTAGTGCTGCGGAGTCCGCGTCTGCGCCGCGAGGTGACCGACCGCCATCTCGATGATGCCGCTGTACATGGCCAGGTTCGCGGCCTGCCATTCCGCGATTCGCGCGTCCGCGCCGGTGATCCAGGCGACCCTGTCCACCTGGAACTTTTCGAGATCGACAGGCTGTTTGCCGACGATCTCACCCGCGCTGTTCAGCTTCGGGATCATCGGCCGCTCGGCGCCGAGGATGACGCGCTGCGGGAAGCTCGCATAGTCGGAGGCCGTGAACAGCTGCGCCCACAGCAGGTTGATCGCGTCCTGCATCGCGACCACACCGGCGACATCCGAGATCGGATCCTCGACGAGCATCGGCTTGTTACGGAGCTCCACCATCGGCACCACGCCCATGGGATTGGGTTGCGGGTTCGGCTCGTCGTCCATTTCCCGCGGCGTCCACGTCTTCAGTTCCTCGTCGACGTCCGCCATCTGCGGGGACTTGTCCTGCCGCTGCAGGGGGCGGCAGAACTTCCACACCTCGTGCTTCAGGTACAGGGTGGCGTAGTCCTGGTTGCCGTCTTGCCACCGCTTCAACGCCGCCCGGCGCAGGCGACGCGAGCCCGGCTCGTAGGCCACGATGCACTGCGAGGCGTCCTCGAACGTGACCACCGGCATGTCCGGGTCGTCAGGGTCACCCCACACCAGGACGAAGCACCGGCCGCTGGTGACCGCGCCCAGGAAACCGAGCTGACTGTCGGCGTCCAGGCCGTTGACCTGCCAAACCTTCCACAGGTCCCTGTCCGCAGACGTCTCGCCGTCGGCCACGAACCCGGTGACGGTCAACCGCTCGACCGGGGCGTCGGCCACCACCTGCACCCAGTTGTCGGAGAAATCCCGGTAGCGCTGCCCGTGGAACTTGGCGAACTCCTCGGACGCGAACTTCAGCGGGTGATTGCCCCGGTAGTAGTCGTTGTGCCGGTCGATCGGGCCGCGCCTGCTGATCAGTTCGTTCTCCAGCAGGGAGACCAGCTGGAGGGCCTGCGCCTCGGTAGCCATCGGGCCCTCCTCAACTGCCGTAGTAGTAGGACACTTCGCGCTCGGCCAGACCCGCGGCGATCACGTCGCCGAGCGCCTCATGGGCGAGAATGCTCGGGATCGTGGCGTCGATCTTCTGAGTGGGGCTCGCCTTGCGCAGGACGTACCGGTCCATCGGCCGGGCCGCCATGCGGGTGTGGGTGATGTGGTCGTAAGTGGTCTCGCAGCCGTCGTGCCGGAACGTCGCGTCCCGCTTGATCACGTCGGTCTTGAGCCGCTCGCAGGCCGCGTGCATCTGCACGATGCGGCGGGTGTGCCAACGGATGACGCGCTCCTCGCCGTACTCGTCCACCCAGTCGTCGATCTCGGTGTCCCAGTACGGCGGGTCCGCGTACAGCCGGACCACGTCGTACCGGCGCATCAACTGGTCCATCGCCGCGCGCACCTCAGCACGCGGAACCTGCCCGCCGTGATCGGCGGGGTTCCAGATAGTCGGCTCGTCGTTGCCCCCGTACTTCGGGGTGAACTGGTAGCCGTCCATCGTCTCGGCGCGAATCGCCGTCCAGTCGTCCGAGTCGGAGCCGTCGAACCCGAGGACGATCCGGGTCATCGGCCGTATCCGCTGAGGCTTCGCCTTCGCTGCCCACTTCGCGGGATCCAGCCAGCTCGCCGTACCGGCTACGCACCGGTTGCCGAAGAACCGCTCGGCCTGCGCCTCGTCCTTCTCCATGATCTCGACGGCCTCGGCCTCGATCGCGTCGAGGTCCACATGGGACGAGCCCGCGTACACGATGGTGTGGATCCTCCGGCGCTGCCGCTTGTCCTTGTACGACAGCGACTTCGGCGCCTGCGGGTGGTACCGGAAGATGTCCCGCACCTTGGCCTCGCTGGTCGTCTGCGCGACCGAACTATCCGACGGATCCCACCCGTTCGTCGTCTCCATCGAGCGGCCACCCATACCGGCCGCGCCGCGGCGCTGCGTCTCGGCGACCTTCCTCAGCTTGTTCGCCGCGGTGTACAGGCCGGTCTCGTCCTGCAACGCGAAGATGATCGGGTTGCCCAGCCGGGACAGAGCCGACGAGGTGACCACGTCGATCCGGCCGTCGTCGCCGACCCGCGTGAACTCCTCGCCGGTCTGCATCAGTTCGGCGAGCGGGCCCCGCTTCACCATCGACCGCAGCGGCCGGTACACGTTGTCGACCTGGTCCTCGGACGTCGCCGTCAGCTGGATCAGTGGCGTCGGCCACGGCACGCCCATCGGCTCGCCCGGCTCGTACCCGTACCACCAGCCGCAGCCGCAGCCGTGATCCGAACACCGGTACCGCTCGCCGCCCTTGGCCCAACTGTCAAAGACCACGGGCCCCGCAGCCTCGGCCAGGACGATCGTCGCCGACCACGGACCCTTGCCCGTCTTCTGCGGAGCGACGACCTGGCTACGGCGGTAGTGGAACGCCGGCGCCAGCTGCCCGACGCGAGCCGTCGGCTTCACGCGGTAGTGGTTGACCGTGCACCACAGCTGCCACGGGTACAGCTCCAGATCCTCGCCCACCCGGAAGCCGTCCGGGATCGGACAGTGCGCCTCGATCCAGTCCGGCACGATCCACAGGGTGGGGAAATCGACGACGAACTCGGCCCCGGTGTCAGGCCCCTTCGCCACTGGGCACGACCTTCAGCCGGTCGCGAGCCGACGGACGCCGAACGGCATCCGGCTGCACGACCTCCGTACCGGCGGGCTCCTCGATCGCCGGAGCGATCTTCCACCGGTTCCGGTTCATGCCCGCCACGCTGAGGCCCAGGCTGTCGAGGTACCCGCGCACCATCTTCTTCACGTCCACGCGGGCGTCCGCGCGCTCGGCCTCGGCCAGCGTCCGCACGAACAGCGCGACCTCCAGCTCCTGGCCCATGTCCTCCCACGCCACAGCCTGCGGCTTGGCCCACAGGTCATCCCACAGGTCCAGCTCACGGTCCACGGCCTCGGTCAGCGGCCACTCGGGCGATGCGCCCTCGCGCCCTTCCGCCGACAGCGTCCGCCAACCACCCTTGTCAGCAGCCTTCGTGCTGCGCAGCGACCTCGGGTCCGGCGGCGGACCGGAGACCGCGCGCGCTCCTCCACGGGGCATAGTCGATCACTCCTCATCGCTGCGTTGCGCAGCACAGAGAGACGTCACCTTGCGTGACATCTGGGACCCTCTGAACCCGGCGCACCCCTCGGTGCCCTCCCCCGCGTCGTGGACCCCCAGGCCAGCCGGGGTCACCCCCCTGGGTCCGGTCACTTTCGGTGACTCAGGTTCCCCAGGTTTCCGCCGCGGTTTTGCGGGAGTGGTGCGGCTTGCTCATGGCCTGCCAGTTGGTCGGGTCGTAACCGCGGGGGCCGAGCGGCCCGAGGCCGTCGATGTGGTCGACCTCGGTCGCCAGGTCGCGCTGAAGGGGCGGCAGCGCCGAGCACTCGGAGCACTCGCAGTACGGGTGATCACGCAGGTACATGGCGCTCGCGTCGCGCCATCTTCGGCCTCGGCCTGCGTCCTTGTGCCGTGGCCTGTCGGCTATGGCCTGGGCCTGGCAGTCAGCGCACCGCCCGCTGGCGGTGAGGGTCGGACATCCGGGGGTTGGGCAGACCTGCATGGCCTTGCGTGGCATGGCCACCTCGGTGGGTGAAGAGCAGACTGCACGTATGCGCACACACCAGGGCGGCGCCGCAGTCATCGTTGGGGAAGCCGACCACGAGGTCGAAGCGGACTTGTGGTCCCACACTGAGCACCTGCGCGTTCGAGCCATGGGGGACGTGAGCTCCATGAAGGGGCAAACCTCATGGGGCGGAACGCTCTACACGGACGACGAAGCGGCGGCTTGGGCCATCCTGAATGGCGGAGTTATGCAGCTGCGGGTATGGGGTGCCGGTGAGGGAGAGTTCCTCGCAAGCCACGGCACGGTGGGCGGCGGTTCCATAGAGATCACCGGCAATGGCGACCCGCCGTTCTGAGCGCGGCGCCTGACACGACGAAGGCCCCGCCCTCCCAGAGAGCGGGGCCCTTCCCCATCCCAACGCGGACGTCACTCGGGAGCGATCTCTCCGAGGCGGTCACTGACGGCAGTCATATGGCGGATGCCGATGTCCATCTCGGACGCCATCAGGTCGAAGTCGTCCTGGCTGTCGCTGACGGCGCCGTTGGTGCATGCCGTCGCGGACGCGGCGAAGTGTCCGAGGGCGAGCTTCCAGCTGTTGTTGGCAGTCTCGTCAGGGATGGGGTCTTCGAGTTCTGCGGTCTCGACGTGAGCGGCGAGATCAGCGCAGGCATCGCGGAGGCCGCCAAGATCCACAGGGTCGGACGCCTTGTCGACTGCGGAGAGGTCCTCGAGGAAGGTGTCGAGGGTTTCGCTGCCGCCGCTGTCGCGCCACTCGATGAGTTGGTCGACCACGTCAGGGGTGGGGCTGGCGGATTCGCTGTGGACGCTGGGTTTGGCCTTGACGTTGGCTTGGTCGCCGCAGCCCGCGAGGCAGAGCGCTAGGGCTGCGGTGAGCGTTGTGATGGTGACGATTCGGGCGTGCATGGTCCCCCCAAGGACGTGCTGTCGCTGAGGGGGCATCATGCGCCGCGCGAGGGGCGTGTGTACGCAGTGTGGCTGTCCTGTGACACGACGAAGCCCCGGGGCTCGGGGCCTCCGGGGCTTCGTGTGCGTCTGTGTCCGTTGTACCTGGGCACGCCGAACGTGGTCCCATTATTACACCTGGCGATCTTACGGGTCAAGCGGCGTTTGCCGTTAGCTGGGTATGGAGTTCGTGCAGGTCGATGAGGGTACGGCCTTGGCTGTCGTGGCCGTGGCGGGTGAGCTTCCCGCGGTGGAGCCAGACGCGGATGGTGCCGGGCTTGATGCCGGTAGCCGCATGGGCGGCGTATGCGTCGACGAGTAGCGGCTCTGTCATGCCTTCATGATGCGGCAGGGAGGGAGGCGGAGGGGCTGCGTGATGACCCGGCGGCCGTCGCGAAACGATTGGAGCTGTACGGATATGGCCGGTTCTGAGGATGACAGTGCAGGTACCGCGCAGCCACGATCGGTAATCGTCAGCTCCACAATAAACGTCACTTGGGGGCAACTCGTGAAGCATATTCGTGCACTTGCCGGTATCGGCCTTGGCGCCTCTGCTGCGCTGTTCATTGCGGCACCACAGGCTCAGGCCGCGTCGTACAACGGATGTATCTACCCGCGCGTGTGTTTTTACCAGACGCTCGCCGATTGGAACGCAGCGGCACCCAACGCCGCGTACCAGGACGTCACGACGGCCTACCAGAATCTCGGATCGAGCAGTCGTGGCGCTGACCACGTCTGGAATACCCGCAACGATGACCGCGCGATGATCCGGTATCTGTACCAGGGCGGGACCTACTACACGTGCCTCGCGCCGAACAGTGGGCGCACGTTCCCGTCGAGCATGACTGTGACTGGCATCAGGATCGATACTGCGAGCACATGCTAGTAGTAGAAGCACCGCAGGCAGTGAGGCCTCACCCGTTCCGGTTTCGGGTGGGGCCTCGCGCTTCCTCGGCCGCCGCAGGAAACACGGCGGCGCTGCCGCAGACGCCATCAGGACACCTCCGCGGGCTGAAGCGTCTTGAGCATCAGGAAGTCCCGCGCCTCGTACGCGTACGTGCACCATGGGCAGACGATCGACCTCTCGCCTGGGTGATGCCGCAGGACGGCGCCGCACACCGTGCCGGATGCGTCGACGGCGACGCACTGCCCGATGCGCCGGCCCCGGTCCGGGAGCGCGCCGACGATCGACAGGGCGGCCCGCTCCATCTCCCTTATCTCCGAGGCCAGATCGCCCGCCGCCGGGTACGAGGCGGCGATCCACTCCAACTGCATGCTGAGGCCGCGCGACGCCGCGAGCACGCGCCGCTCGATACCGCCCTCGACGGCAGGATCACCCCAGCCGCGGGCCCGCTGGACGTCGGACCGCCACGACTCCAGGACGAGGGCGATGCCGCCGTACCGGAGATCGAGGACCGTTTCGTCGACGGGCAGCGCTGCGTCGACCAGCTTGAAGACGACTCGCTCGGCGCCGCCACGGACGGGCGGGGCGAGGAACCCACCGAGCGCCGCGTACAACTTCGGTGCTCGGTCGAGGCGTTCGGCTAGGGCGCGGGTGTCGCCGGGGCAGAGGTAGCCGTTCTCCAGGCTGCGATGACACACCCCACACTCCGCGCTCACACCCGGCTCCACGAGGCGAAGCTTCTCAGCGGGCGACTCTTCGTCGGCCATCGGTACCTCCGGCTGAGCAGGCACGTTCTACATGTCCACTACAAGTGTAGTGGTTATCATTCCAACCTTCAGGCACACGACGAAGCCCCTCCTCCATTCTGGAAAAGGGGCTCATCTCACGTACGAGGATTAGGCGGGGCCGGGGGTGGAAGGTTCGTGTTCGATGCCCAGGACGTCTTTAACGGCTTGCACGTACGCCAACCGCGATCTGATCAAGCGGGCAGCGTTCGCATCCGCCCGGCGGGAGTACTCCGCCAAGGCTGCGAATTCAAGCGCGCAAATGGCCACCGAGTTCGGGCCTTCGATGACCACCCTCGTACGGGATACGCGCAATGCCGGGATCAACTCGTCGTTGCTCGGGTCGCGCGCCACGTCCTCCACGGCTGCCAGGAATTCGCTGTACGCAGTGCGTCGTCGGTCTTCGACGCGGGCTCGGCGCTGCTCGTCAAGGGATGCCTGAACTGTGTGCAGCAGCGCGTCGGCCTGCCGGTCTCCCGCATGCTTCGCGGCCTCCGCCTGTCGGAGCCCCGCGCTCCTGGCGAACCAGCCGCCGACAGCGGCACCCGCCACTGCGGAGCCAGCAGCGACAAGGGCGATAGTCAGTTCACTCACGGCCGCATTCTGCCCGCCCGGTCACCGCGGTCGCAGGCATCTCGGAGATCAGCCTCGGGGGCCGGCCGACGACAACGCCCCTCCCTCTACTGGAGGGAGGAGCGCGTCGAAGGAGTACTGAGGCAGCCTTACTGCGTCACCGTCAACCCGGCGTCGTACCCGATCTGCCGGATCGCCTCTGAGGCGGCCTCCACAGCATCCTCATGCGAGTCGGCCGGGAAATCGATGTGGAAGATCACCGGGTGACCAGCGCTGTACTCCGGAGTGATGTACCCGTCGCCGAACTCCTGCGTGTGGTCCATGCGGGACAACTCATCCGCTGTGAGGTCCCGTTCCCCCGTGAGATCAAACGTCCAGATCATGTGCAGTCTCCTCGGGTGTCCACGCCGACCGACCACGGTACCGGTCAGACAGCCTCGGAGAGCTGGGCCTGAAGCTCTTCACCTGTTCGTGGCAGCCTGTAGAACTTGCCGCCCATCTCGGCCTCCAGGCGGGCCTGTTCGGCATCGCACGCCCTACGGAACTCCCAGTAGCGACGTACGCCCTCGGAGATCTTCGCGCGCGACTCGGGGGTGTGGGGGCGGTAGTGACCGGCTTTCCGATCGCGGCGTCGCGCCGACTCGGCGGGAGTCGGCGTGACGCCATCGAGGACGTTCAGAAGCTCGGAGCCGTACGTCCCCCGAGCCCAACGAGTCCAGTGCGTCTCGGCCTTGATGCGGTCTGCCCATACGACGGTCTGGAGGAGTACGGCCTTGGGTCGACGCTCCAGGCTGCGGAGCCAGTTGTTGAGCCCGGGATTGCCGCGGTCCGCGTCGTTGCGGTGTGCGTGGTGGACCGCCGCGCGCTTCTGAATGTCCAGGCTGGTCGAGCCGATGTACCGCGGCGTCTCGAAGGCGTCGACGAGCGCGTATATGCGGGCCAACTTGACGGTCATGCCGCCTCCTCAGAGTTCGCAATACGGAGCAGCACATCGCCATGGCAAGGGCTGCCGACAGGGCACCAGCACATCAGCGGCCGGGATCCGAGTTCCTTCTGTACGACGTCCGTGGTGTACGGCAGGCGTCCCTCAACCAGGTCAGCCTCGAACAGTCCCACGGCCCGCTGGGCGCCGTGCTCTGCGACGGTGTGCGGATTGCCCCATCGGTGCGGCCGTACGACAGAGACGGCCCCCTGGGGCTTGCGCCACCCTCGGGTGCGCTTCTGCTGGATTCTTTCCGCGCTCATGCCGCTTCCTTCCGGTGCGCGTCGCGCAGGGCTCGTGCCCAGCGGCTCCGGTGCTGGCCGGCCCAGCCGCCCTCGGCCGTCCACGACTGGTTGGTGATGATCGAGGTGCAGTCGTCGCCGGGCTGGGCGTCGCAGTAGGAGCAGGGGGTCTTGAGACCCAGCTCGTACGCTCGTCGGCTCTCGGGTTCGTTGCAGGTCATCACGCTGCCTCCCACATGTCGTTGATGGCGAGATCGGCCAGCTCGATCAGCACGTCGACATGGCAGGGCTGGTCCATAGGGCACCGGCAGGCGAGGGACCATCGTTCCTCCACGAGCTCGGCCGCCATGTCGATCAGGTCGGGGTGCTCGGTGAGGTGGGCGCGGTAGAGGTCCAGGGACTCGTCCCGGGTGTGGAGGTGCAGGCCGTCGTCGCACGGGGCGCAGGTGACGCAGGGGTCGAACTTGCAGTGCAGCCGTGCCTTGCAGAAGTCCGTGTCGTTCTTCGCGACCTTGTGAGGGTTCCGCAGGAGGTGGCCCTTCTGGGCGGCGAATGCCCGGCCGACCCATACGGCGTTGTTCTTGTCCAGGAAGTCGGCCATCCGCTCCTTGTGGAACAGTCCGACGGTCCCGGCGGTGGACACGCGGCGGCTGGTCACGCTGCCTCCTTGGCGATGGCGCTGATTCGCATCTCCGTCAACCCGGCGATACGGCCCGGGTCTTCGTCGATCTCGGCCTGAGTGAGGACGATGACGTCGGCGAGCGAGGCGTCGGTGGCGAAGTACCGTACGCCGCCCGGCTCGGGATGGTTGGGCGTCTTGTCGGCCCCCTGGAGCTTGGAGAAGGTGACGACGAGGCCGTAGTCGGTGGTCCGCGTGTGGACCTTGCGTCCATGTCGCCGAGCCTGGTTGAAGACGACGGCCCTGAAGGACTCGGTGGGGGTCATGTAGTCGGTCCCGCGCCTGAGGTGCCACATGCTGCCGTCCATCCACGATCCCCAGTCATAAAGGCGTGAGGTATCACGGCGGAGGAGGGTGGCATCGGCAGCGGATATTCGCTCTGCCATGTCTCTTATCTTATCCGCCCTATCGCCAAGAAACAATCCAAGAGAGGCCCTTTCTCGCCTTTTGAATTTGGCCAACTCGCTCCGTCAATTTCAAGAAAAGGCGAAAAATCGGCAATCCCCGTCTTATGAATTCCTTTTCTCCAGGGCGCCCGACCGGCCGACCTCGCTGCCGTCGTGCGTTCGCATGGTGAGCATGACCGGCTCGGACTTGGCGACCGGCTCAGGTTTGGGCATCGCCTCGGTGTACCGCTCCGGCAGCGTCTCGAACACCGGGTCCACGGTGGCCTCTTCGCAGGCACGCCAGCGGTTCCGGCAGTCACGATCCGGGCCGGCGGACGCTGGACCTCCGGAGCTCTCCGAGGGGCCGAAGTCGGTGGATGCCTCACGGGGATTTCGTGCGGTTCATCGATCCGTACGCACCCCTCGACCCGGCGGGGCTCTTCCGGCTCCCGAGATGGGGCTGAGGTGACTGAGATGGCGAATCCCTGTCTCAGGTAGTCATCCCCCCAGGCCGGAGGGCCTGCGGGCGCGTCCGCCTGAGATAACTGAGATAGATGCGGCCCTACACCCCTACGCAGGGGAAAGAGGTTTTTACGGCAGAGGGAAGGTAAAGTTCCTTTTTTCCTCACGGGGCATCTAGCTCGACTTCTATCTCAGTTATCTCAGCTTGATCATGGTTGCAAGGCTCTGAACTGCACAAACGCCAGCCTGAGATAGCACCTGAGATAGCGTCCGACCATCGTCTATCTCAGGCCATCTCAGGCGTCCGAAGCCTCCGTCCAGGGCTGTCCCAGGAGCGATACCACGGGTAATCGCAGGTCAGAGCGTTGTCTGAGATAGAGCGTCGTCCCGTCGCTATCTCAGACGCTCCCTGAGATAGCTCCCGGCCTATCTCAGGTACGACGAAGGCCGCCCCTCGCTATCTCAGGGACGGCCTTGTCGTACGGGTCCAACGGTCAAATCAGCGACTCCTGAACACCCTGAGCCGGGATCGGCACCGGGTTGTCGGGCATCCGCTCGGGCCACCACCACGTCTTGCTGGCCGCCTTGTCATGGCGACCACGCAGAACGAACCCACTCATCGGCGTGCTCTTCCGGCGCCCGAGCCACCTGCCAAGACCCACCGCGCTGTACGGCTTGTCATTGGCGCGCGCCGGGAACGAGCCCTGCCACGGGTCTGTCCCCATGGTGTTGAACGATCCGCAAGTGTCCGTGATGGTCGCGCGGTACCGGACGATCAGGTCCGATGCGGTGATCGGCTCGACCCCGATCAGCTCCATCCACTTCTGGAGGAACAGGGAGTCCTGCTGCTGCTCCTCGTCGGCCTCGGCCAGCAGGTGCTCGTTGGCGAGGAAGCCGTCGATGCCGTGGTGCTTCAGGATCCCGCCCACATTGCCCGCCCAGGGGGTGAAGACGCGCATCGTCTTGGTGATCTTCGGCATCCCGGCCGCCGCCCAGTCCCGGATGAGGATCAGCAGGGACCGTACGAGGGTCGCGCGGTTCTGCGGCTGGAGCAGCCACTGCTCCAGGTCGCCCAGCTCGAACTCGTTGGTCGGCCGGAGGTCGGGGCGCTCCATCTTGGCGTCCAGCTCCACCAGGAAGCTCCTGGTGGACAGGTCCCGGCTCGGCTTGATGTTGTTGCCGGTACCCAGCCACAGCTTGTCGTTCGGCAGCGCGATCGAGATGTTCGCGCCGAGGACACGGTCCTTCCAGATGTCCTCGGTGAGCATGGAGTCGAGGGTCGCCGCGTCGATAGTCGATCCACGCTTCAGGTTGTCGAAGTTGACGACGGGGGAGGCCTGGTCCATGAGGATCGTGGTCAGCTGCTTGCGCTGCTCGGCCTCGTCATGCAGCGGGAACGTCCAGGATCCGCCGCCGTGCGCAGCGATGGCGATCTTCGCGAGCAGGGTCTTGCCGGACCCCGGTGCGTGCGCGTTGATGAAGCAGAAGGGTACCGGGCACTTGATGATGAACCTGATCATCGGCGTCAGCAGCATACCGACGGCGTTGGCCCGGTCCGCCGTGGTGACGAACGGGAAGTCCCGTAGTGCCTGGTCGAGGATCAGTGCTCGGGCCTCGGCGACATCCTCGGCGGAAGGATTCTCCGGCACGGGGATATAGCCCTCGGGCAGTCCGAGCCACATGCCCGACGCCTCGTCATAGCCTGCCACCTGGCAGATCGTTCCGTCCTCCCGGACGAACGGGGCGTCCACGAGCGCGTTCAGGAGGGGCAGCCCCTGCCAGTCGGACTCGGTCAGGACGGCCTCGCAGAGAGACGGCGCGGGGAGCGGGCTGGAGACACCTTTCTCGGTGAGCTTCATCGTCCGGGTGTGCAGGGCGACCAGGCGCCGCATGGTGCTCGCGGTTATGTCCTTGGCCTGGTAGGTGGAGGTGTTGAACTTCTTGTTCGTGGCGCGCACACCGCTGACCGGCTGAACGTGGACGAGTTTGCCGTCTCGTACGTACGTCTCGGGGAAGATTCGCTTCTGTATCAGCCCCACGAGGTTGATGTACCCGTCCAGTTCTTCGGTCAGGTCCAGCATGGGCTTGCCGTCGGTGCCCGAGACGGACTTCTTGCCGCTCATGGCGGTGGAGCTGTACAGGGAGTCGAAGTCACCCTTGGAAAGCCCGGTGGTGGCCTTGAGGAAGTCGCGCTCGACCTGCCGCTCCTCCTCGGTGCTCTTGAGGCGGGCGAAGTGCTTGACCCGGGTGCGGGCCTCGTTCTTGCGGGAGGCGGGGTCCTCGATCCCCTTCATGCGTTCGGTGAACGCCTCCCGGCTCTCGAACACCTGTTCCACCGTCTCCGGCGTGGGTGCTCCCTGCTCCGGGACCGTCACCGGGGCAGCTCCCCTCTCCGGCGTGGGTTCCGCCTGCGGCGCCGTCCGGGGACGGATGAGGTTGGTCAGCCCGGCGGCGTCGCTCTTCTTGAAGGAGGGCGCCCAGGCGCGGGGTTTGCTCAGGTTGTGGTTGCGGGCGTTGCGGGTGGTGCGCCGGGCCTCGGTCTCGGGCAGGCCGCATCCGATTCCGGCCTGGACGAAGATGTCCTCGACCTCGTCCGGGCTGATCTGTCCGGCGCCCGCGTACTGGAACGCCATCCCGGCGTTCTGGAGGAGCAGGTTGTTGCGTCCGCCTTCGCCCCGGTTGGCGGCTACCTCGTCGGCGAGTTCGATGACGCGGGCCTTGACCTCGTCGTACTCGGCGGTGTCGGAGCGGGGGAAGGAGAGGCGGGCGGAGGGCTTGGCGCTCTCCCTCTTCTCCCGCTGAACGATCTCCTCGGCCACCCAGGAGGGCAGGACCGGGACCGGGAGGTCGCCGTCGGTCTCCCAGGTGTACTGGCCGGTGACGACGCCCCTCTTGCTGTCGTAGACGAGGGAGGGGGCGGCGACCATGAGTCCGCCGACGGCTTTGATGTCGACCCAGTCGGCGAGTCCGTGGGCGCGGCCCTTGGCGTCGGTGTAGCCAGTGGAGGAGCGCAGCTCGTGTCCGTCGGGCAGGCCGAACACCCAGTGCCCGCCGCCGGATGCGGTCACGGCGCGCGGCCCGGTGGGGAAGTCGCCGCGCCGCTCTTCGAGGGCGGCCATGGACCGGTCGCCGAACTTGCCGTCGTGGTGCTTGATGTCGATGTCGACGCAGGCGATGCCGCTGCGCCCGCAGTTGATGCCGATGTTGGCGTGCGGGTTCTCGGTCCACCAGTGGTGGATGACGGCGGGGTCCTGGGTCGCGGACCACAGGCCGTGGCAGCGGGCGTATCCCTCGGGGTGCAGCGTGCACTGCTCGCTGCCCTGTGCGTGGGCGTCGGTGTCGTAGTGGTCGCCGGAGGGCTTGCACCGTGAACAGTTCCCGAAGAACTCCTTGGTGCCCTGCCGCATCTGGAAGACGTGCCAGCCGCGTTCGGCGTAGGCGAGTGCCCAGTCGAGCATGCGGGTACCGGTGTAGGGACCGTTGAGGAAGGTACCGGCGCCGTCCATCCATCCGCGTGCGCCGGGGACGCCGGACCGTACGAGAGGGATGCCGGCGGGGACCAGCAAGGTTGACGTCGAGGTTGACTGATCTACCCCGATGTCATTGGCGTCCGTTACGCTGCTGATTGACAACACAGCGCCTCTCTCTGAGGCGACAGCCCCGGGGCCCGCTCAAGGTGATCCGGTGGCAGTCGCGTTTTGGTGGCGTGAAGCCCTCTGCGTGTCGTCGGTGCTGAAGACACCGGCGCCTACGCAGGGGGCACTTTTTTATGCCGAGGTCGGGCGTACAGGTATTCGTCCGGGGCGCATGTCAGTTGCCCTCCAGGACGCGTACGAGCGAGGCGTTCACGACGACCACGCGGCGGCCGTACGAGAGTGTCCTGACGGGCGCGTCACCCCGGCGTATCGCCTCGTACAGCCCGGACCGTGAGCATCCGAGTGCGTCGGCGGCGCGCTCCACGGTGACGACGGCAGGCCACTCGCGGATCTCGGCGAGGGTCGGGGCAGGCTTCACGCGGCGCTTTGCCACAGGGCGTCTTCGAAGCGCTGAAGCTCGACCTCGCTGTACAGCATGCGGCGACCGATCTTCACAGCCTTGGGCCCGTAGCCGACGTGACGCCAGTACCGCACGGTGCCCGGCACAGTCCGGTATCGGGCAGCAACGTCGTCTGTGGTCAACCAGCGCCGGGCGGCTGTAGGTACGAGTTGAGTAGCCACCTGCATTCTCCTATCTTGGTAGTGCAGTATTACGTAAATGGGAGCCTGAGCTCCGTTGAAAGAATGATCCAGGCGTTGGCTTGTGTTGTCAAGCTTGGGAGTGCACACTACTGTCATGGGAGAAAACGAGGTTGGTGGAACCTCCCGCCCTAGGCGTGCGAACGAACTAGGGCCAACGGGGAACCGCCTCATGGAGAACCTGAAGGCGCTGCGCGAAAGCATGCAGCTCACCACGGAGCAACTCGCCGACCAGGTGACCCGCCTCGGTCGCCCCATGCGGGCCAACACCATCACGAAGATCGAAAAAGGTCAGCGGCGCGTCGATGTCGATGACTTGATGGCGCTGGCCGTGGCCCTTGATACGTCACCGGGCAGGTTGCTGATGCCGCCGACGCTGGTCGGGGATGTCGAGCTGACGAGCGGCAAGACCGTCTCGGCGCTCGACGCGTGGATGTGGGCGGCTTTCAGGCGTCCACTCGACGTGCCTGAGGGGGACGACGGTACGGCCCTTGTCGAGCACCAGGTGCGGTCGCTGCCGGTGGGGCTTCGGAGGTTCGGCGAGCCAGGGAAGCCCGGCGTTCAGACCTCGGAGGGTTTCGTGCCGATGCCTGACGAGTGACGGCGCCATGGTGCCGAACCCACCAGACGGAAGAGGAAGGGGGAGTTCGATGGCTGAGATCAAGAAGATCACCTTACGGAACGGCAAGACCCGGTACCGCGCAGTGGTCGACGCTGGCACCGACGAGAACGGCAAGCGAGTCCAGATCACCCTCACCAAGGACACCAAGGCGGAGGTGAAAGCCGAGCAGAGCCGCATCCAGCACGAGCGCTCCGCAGGGACCCTGATCCTCCCCAACAAGATCACGCTGGCGGAGTGGCTGGACCAGTGGCTGGAGTACAAGAAGCGCGACATCGAAGAGTCGACGATCCACACGTACCGCCTCGCCATGGTTCACGTCCGTGATCGCATTGGACACATCCGCCTCCAGGAACTCACCGAGGACCACATCCACGACTTCGTGGACGAACTGGTGGCGGCGGGCCGCCGCAGCGGCGGCGAACCCGGAGGACGCCTGGCCGTCTCGACGGTCGAGAGCATCCTGCACAAGCTCCGCAGCGCCCTGCGCCGGGCGATGGTCCGCAAACTCGTCAGCGTCAACGTGGCCTCCGACGTACGACCGTCCCTAGCCGACAAGAAGGCCGACCGGCGCGACCGTCCGAAGGTCAAGCCGTGGAGTGTGAACGAGGTCCAGACGTTCATCCGCGGTATCGAGGGCGACCGCCTGCACGCCGCTCTCCTGCTCAGCCTCATGGGCTTCCGACCGGCAGAAGTGATGGGCCTGCGCTGGCAGTACCTGGACCTGAAGCTGGCCACGCTGGAGATCACCTCGACGCGCACGATGGTCGGCAACAACTACGTCATCGAGAAGGACGCCAAGACGGATGCCGGTGAGCGCGTGCTGCCCTTGCCCGCCCCCGTACTGGGCGCGCTGAAGAAGTTCCGGGCGCTCCAGGCCCGCGAGAAGCTGGCGGCAGGCGAGGGCTACACCGACTCCGGGTACGTCGTCGTCGACGAGCTGGGGGTCGTCAGGAACACAAGGCATCTGCGCGAGCACGCCTACCGGTTGATGCGCGATCTGGAGATGCGGCAGGTCCGGCTGTACGACGCACGGCACTCGTGCCTGAGCTACCTCGCCAACAACGGGGTGCCCGATCACATCCTCGCCGCGTGGGCCGGTCACACCAACGCGGGCTTCACCAAACGGAAGTACGTGCACGTGGACGTCGAGGACATGAGGGACGCGGCGACCGCGTGGGGCGACTTCCATGGGGGTGATCGCATCATCCCTGTGTGA